CTCCTGCCACCGCCGCGACCGCCGTAGGCCGCCAGATAGCGCGGGCGCTCTGCCTCCAGGATCGGCAGCGACCAGCGCGGGGTGTTGATTTCCAGGTTCATGTGCCGTCAGGGCTATCTGTGCGTTCCCCTTCCTGGGCCGCCGATACACCGGCAGCAGTCGCCATTGCCGCAATCATCCACTTCGGAGCGTGTGCACGCCGCGCAGCATCAATCATTGCCTTGGTAACATTTACGTCTTTCAGCGTGTCAGCGGCAAATTGCATAGCTGATCTCCGACCATACCTATCTTCAATTTCTCTGAAACTAGATACGAGATCAACAACCTTTGGCGTAACCAACTGCTGGGCTCGCTTAGGGCTGCCTTCAAATACTTTATAAGCTGGACTGGTCATCGGAAGGCCCCCGCCACTTCCCTTTTTCCTAAGTTCTGACGAGACATCCGGGAACATCAGCGCGTATGGTATGCCCCTACCCTCGCCAATAAGCGTTCCTGATGGCCCAACTTTATCAACGCCGGCTTCATATGTAAGAGATTGTTTTGGTGTTGTTTTCAATATCCCGCGATTAACATCGGGAACAAGAGTTCGGTATCCTGTCGTTCCCCAGTCCATGCCGATTTGGGCTTCATCTGCCATTGCAAGACGCGCATCTGATACTTTTGGCAGCCCCATCTTTTGCAAATTTGCTTTGTCCAACCCTTTTAATAATCCCGCACGAAGGCTTCCAGTTGGAAGTTGCTCAACGTATTCATCAAAATAACCGGGCCTTCCAATGCTTTTAAAATCAGCAAATGGATATATCGTCTCGCTATAAATCACCTCTTCTCCATTAACGATTTTCTTCTTTTTAACAGACATGCCAATTTTTCTGATCTGCTCATCTATCTTCGGAACGTCCTTCTTGGAAATCGGCGCATGTCTGAGCATCTCGCCAAATATCCTTGAGGTTGGAACAGCAAAATCCGATGAACTCTCGCCCATCAATACACTAACGTAGACCGGATCTTTCGATCTGGAAGCCTCATTCAACTTGCTCGACGTGGCGCTCTCCGCTCCGGCATATCCGCTGCCTGGTCTGTCAATGTATTGGAACCCGCCTTGCGTTGGAATTGGATTGGTAAAAACAACATCATTGACTCGTTCTACCGTATGCCGACCAGACGTATCGCCAACAATACCATGAAGAGTGCTACCCTCCAAATCTTCTATGTTCACTTGTACAGGTGGAACCAATTCTTCATCAACTACACCGCGACTGTAGCTACTTTGCAATGCCGTCGGTTGCTGGGATTTTATTGCTGTTGTCCCGGAACCAGCAATTCTCTTTCCTTTTCCGGCAATTTCCTGCGCCGATGGAATATCTTCCAATCTCTTGGCGATATTAGATCCCACCTTTTCATAACTGGTCATCCCCGCAGGCACAAACGGCAACATCCCGAGAGCGGTCAAACCAAGATTTGCCAAGGACGGGTTTGCTGCCGTGCTTGCAATATCCCCGCCCGTCGCTACAGGATCGAAAAGACCGCCCAATATAGATTGGCCAAGGTTTGGCATTGGAATGTCCTCGGTCGGACGCATCGACGTGGATGCCGCCGCCATCCCTGTGTCCTCCATTCCCAACGTGTCGGTCCTTGGGTTAAACGCCTCACGCAGCGCACCAACGAACGTGTCGCCTGCATTGCGCCAATCGGCCAGCGTCATGTTCGATCTGTTGACCACCGCGCGCGGATCGTTCGCAGCCCTGAACCCAGCCTGGAAACCATCCGATAGGCCGATCTTAGCCAGCACGTCGCCATAGAGTTCCGGGCTTGCAGATATCTCCGCCGCATAGCGATAGGCCGTGCCTTCATCCATGCCCAGGTTTTGCATCAAGCCACCTTGAATAATCTCCGGGTCCATTTCGCTATTCCTTCGCGCCAGGGTCTATGATGCGTCTGGTAATACTGATCTGCAACGCGCCGCCGTTGTCGCCAGTGATCTCTTGCTTGTCCCTCTGACCGAGCACCTGCTTGCCAAGCCAGACGAGCATCGTCGGGTTTCCGTCCTGGGCCGCCTTCCACTGTGCCCGGCGCAGCGAAGCCTTCCCTTCGCCCTGGTGCTTTTTATAGAGGGCTTCAAAATTATCCACACCCTCAATGCCTTGCTCTTTGATCCGCCGGTTCAAGGTGGTGTCGCTCATGCCAAGAATGTCGCAGATTTCGTCGCGAGTGCACTGGATGCGGATCATGTTGATAAGCTGTTCCAATTCCTTGTCGCTCATGGGCTTCATCGGCCCTTTCGGCCCTGTCTTTGCCACAGACAATCTCCCAAAAAAAAATCGCCGGCCCGATTAAAGGCCGGCGAGTCCATAACCAAACAGGGGAAGGATACGCCCAATGACCTAGAGGATAAGGGCCATCAGTCAGGTCAAGATATGCCATTGCCAAAACGATGTCAAGCGATGCGATCATCGCAAACCTTGGCTACGGCATCTATCAATTCCGGCCTATTAGTTTCCATGATGACGTAATCTCGCCCTTTGGCAAATCTGGTCCCGTTGGAAGACAACCAGTAGTTTGCCTTCGTTACAACTGTGTTTGTGGCAAAGACTTTTACGGTTTTCCAGGGATGATCCGCGCGCTTGACCGAAACACCCCATTTCGTTCCGTCGATCTCATCCGTAAATCCAAGCAATTCCCAATCGTCTCCAGTAGGGATGTTGCCGCTGAATTTCTGTCGTGATACTTTTGCTTCAGGCATCGAAGCGGTCCTTTCGCTTTGGCTGAGAATCGGCAGCGTCTGTTCCACCAGCGCTGCCGTTTCGCTATCTAGACACAAACCAATCTCACTAGCAACTGGCATCGCCGCTGGCACCCGGTATCGGTCGGTACCCTCCCTTTAACAAGGGGGAGGGGGTGTACCGCGCCGATACCGCTGGTACCGCCCTTGCCACCCGGTATCAGAAACCCCGATACCGGCTAGGTACCGGCTGATACCGCCCCATTTTTCTCCATTAATAACAAAGCCTTATACGTCTTATCTATCAGATACCACCCGATACCCGTGTCATCTGTCGGCGCTATAATGCCAGCCTGGAGCAAAAAGCCGATCAGCTTGGTTTCCACAGACGGCTTGGCGCAATTCTTGGCGCTTGCCTGCGACAATCCGCGGCTATCAACATAGAAATTTATGACGTCGTCACGGCTGATGCACGGGCTAGCCTGGAAAAGATTTGCGCCGCCGGCGTGCCACCAGCAGGCTCTAAAATCCTGCTTCATCCTGGCAAGTTTGCTGTCCTCTTTCAGCGGCGTTTCCGGCCCGTCGGACGGCATCAAAACGGCGCTGGCGACCTTCTCGCCGTCCTCGTCAAACCAACCGGCAATCTCAACGCGGTCCAGCGACGCAAAAATTGGATCGGCGATCTCTGCATCTTTTGATTTACGCTGCACCACCTCGATGACGTCACCCGGCACGACGCTGATCTCGATATCGAGTGCTCCACGCCAAGCTGACGATCCTCTGGCACGGTGTTGAGCCTCCGCATTGACGCCGGTGTGATGGACCAAGATAACACTGCACTTGAACTCTTGGATGATGGCACCGCAGGCATCGAGCATGGTTTTAGCGTCTGTCGCGCTGTTCTCATCGCCGGCAAGAAAGCGGTGGAGGGTATCGACCACAATCACACCCGGCACAACGCCGAGCGCCCTGATAGCCTCCGCTGTCTTCTGGTAGCCTTGCGGCGTGTTCAGATCGACGCCATGCCTCGAGAGCCACATCTCCAGGCTGCCTACGCCGTGGTGTTGCTTCCATGCGGCGACCCTACCTCGCAGCCCGTGATGCCCCTCACCGGCCAGATATACCACCGGCCCGTGCCGCACTTTATTGCCAAACCAATCTGGGATGGAGCCCTTGCTGGCGATGCTCAAAACCATATCTAGCACCATAAACGTCTTGCCGCCGCCTGATGGGCCATGGATCATAATGAGCGCATCGCTCTGCACCCAGCGCTTAATCAGCCATTTGATTGGTGCGGGCTGTTTCGAAAAGTCGTCAGCAGGAACCAGCCAATCATCGACCGGCGGGAATAGCAGGCCGTGCAAATCCTTGCCGGCCAGATGGTAATCGTTCGCATCACCAAGATCGGGCGGCATGACGATCCTAGCGCCATGTTTGGCGGCGGCTTCGTCGGCCTTGTTGCGGCCAACGCCACTGGCGTCGTGATCGGCAACTACGACAATATCCTGCTGCGCGCCGTGGCGCTCGCGTAGCTGGCGCACTACCTCCGGCAGGTTGTTGGCGCTATAGGCGATGACGACTGGACGGTTGGCGACCTCCCGGATTGTGGCGGCTGTCGCAAATCCCTCGGCGACAAATATTGTTCCGCCATCCAGATCGCCGAGTGTCCAGGAACAGCCGCGCGTTACCGCGCCGGAGTGGTAGCGTTTTTCGTCACCGATGTATTGCAGGCTGGAAAGGCAACCGTCGTCATCGAATAGTGGCACGATCAACCGACCGTCGCCGGTAGCGCGGGCACCATGCGCCTGAATGTTTTTGCGCTTGAGGTAGGGATGATCGGCGCTGGCAGCAATTGCGCCGGCCCAGATGTCGGCGACCGTCTCGGCGGCGACCTCGGCCTTGCGCTTGCGCTCCTCATCGCGGCGGGCCTTGGCCTCCGCTTGCCGGGCAATCAGGCGCATCTCCTCGGCGGGCGATAGTTTGCGGCCTATATCGGCACGAAACACCACGTCAATCTGATCTCGCCAACAGCCAAATCGACCGGCAACGGGTTCGTCAGGAAATGCGACGTACCAGCCAGAATTATCGCGGCTCCGGCCCTTGGTGCTGAACCGATGCAGGTTTCCGTCGATCACGATATTTGGCGGCGGGTTGATCCCAGCCGCAAGCATGGCGTCGGCAAGCTGGATCTCATGCGGATCAACTGGCAGATCGGTTGGTATGCGGATTGGACCGCCAGGAAATTTAGCCATTATCGCGCACCCTATCGTCTACAAGCTGACCGTGCCGCTGGGCGTCCAGCAGTATCCCACAACATGCCATGACGTGACCAAGATGTGAAACTCCGCTTTCCGGGTCGATATCCTCAACCTCCTGCCAAACCTTGATGTGACGGAGCATGGCATGGATATAGACCGACGCGGCCACTGAGTGCTCCCTCCAGTTCCAGGGGCCATACTTATCCGCACCCAACGCGTGCGCGCCAGCAGCCGCCTCAAGGGCAGCCAGCGGGATCAAGCCCAACGGGCTTTTTTTTTCGGCATGAATCGTTTTCGGGTTATTGTCTGGTAGGTCACTCATCGGCCTTTAGCTCCCCTGCCGTCAGGCGCTCGATCTGGAATTGCCGCAGCATTGGTGGGCGCTCACCCCATCGGTA